ATCCTCGATGAGACAGGACTTGAAGGACAGGAGCGCCTCAAGCGGCACGGTCGCAGAACCGCCGGGCTGGAACCACACAGAGGTTGCCCTCTGTGCCTTCCAGTACGACGACGGTTTGACGACGCGAACGAGGGGCTGCGGATAAAGGCCCGCCTCGCGGAATGGCTTTGTCCCTATCAAGTCAGTTGCAACCACGACACTCGGTCCCCTGGAGACCAGGGCGCCGAGGCGTGCACGCAACTTACGAGATACGGACAACCCGCGACCCGTGTATCCGAGGCCACCCACCTGCACCGGAAGATGCAGGCGGGGGTCCTTCACGATCCACGGGAAGCGGGCTCTCATCACCCTCTCCATTCGCCTAAGCCCCAGGTTGTCAAGCCTGAGGTCGGCTCCCACCGGTGCCCGAAGGACCGGCGGTGGAATAGAGGGAGGGAAGTAGAGAGCCATCCCGTCCTTGTTCCGCTCCTTGGGTCTCGCAAGGACCTCGCAAGCCGTCCACGAATGGTCGGCCTTAAAGGTCTTGCGGACGTTAAGAGAAGCACCCACGGATCCGACGCGGTCAGCGTACAAGTCCAAAGCCAGACCTCCTCTGCGAGAGGAAGCTTTGATCCTGTAACGCCCCACGGCGTCATCTCCATGGGTGAGACTCTTAGTGAACGCACTGGTGGCCCAGGCGTTCACCCAAGAGAGCACAACAAAGGACAGAGGCGTGCCCATCGGACTCCCTCGCCGGAACGACCCTTCACCGATCTTGTCGCCAAGATCAGTGAAGCTCCAGGTCGCTCCGTCTCGCAATCCAAGGCTCCTAAGAGCCATGGTCTCATCCGCAGGACGAACGAGACCACGGCCGATAAGAGCCTCGACGACTACCTTGATACAAGCATGGGAAAGCCCGTCCGTGGCCTTGGACAAGTCCAAGGACGCGAACCTTTCGCCATGTTTGTACTGAAGACCGTTGGGAACCTCAAGGGATCCGTCCTCGATACGCCAGTGGTTGGGAGCCAACCAGCGCAACGAGGAGCGGACCCACGATCCTTCTACAAAGGTCAAGCAATCGGGGACACCGATCACCCGAACCTTGTATCCGGATTGTCTGAGCGCGTGTGCCTTCATGCCAAAAGGTTTCCCTTGAGACCTGAGGTACAGCACACCCGCGCAGCGATAAGATTCCCTAAGGTCCTCAGACACCCCTTGGCATGGCTTGAGGACCACCCGGGCCTTCTGCAGGCAGAAGGCACCGAGCGAGTCCCCAGACCATGGGTGGTACTTGGCCTGAGTTTCACCTCGGGCCTCGCACCCCTGTCCAAGGTGTTCGAGGTAGCCGTCGACACCGCCTCGAGTGGCAGGCCACTCGAGACAGCTGGAAAGCGAGGAGGGAAGCCTCCTTGGAGCCCGAACCTTGCCA